CACCGGCAAGTGAATTCATCAATTCCAATTCTCCACCATGAACAACCTTTGTACCCTGGTCGTTCAATTCCCCGTAGATAGAGTATACATACTCATACTGTGTGCCTTCATCGAGATAGGCAGCAGGGAAGTAATCCAATTCATTATCCGTTACCAACTGTACCAGATACACATAACCACCACTTTCAGGGTAGATACCGTCAGGGATAACCCGAACCATCTTACCACTGAAACGATCAGGAGAAATAACATCTCCATACGTGTACCAGTCACGATCCAATTTCAATTTGAATACCTGCTTATTGATGCCCGGAGTAGCGTTACCTACTTCCAGATTCTCGGATACCTGTGCAGGCACGAGTGGCTTCTTAAACTTCCACGTCCATGCATCCGATGGCCCCGTCAACAACATCGTTGTTTTGGGTTTTGCTTCCAGGTCAGATAAGAAAGGTGTAGTCATATCTGAGCGATGGGTGAACAACATATTAATAAGGTTGTCCATCTTCTGAGGCTCTACATTAGCCAGGAACTGACGAAGGTGATTCGTGTCGTCCATCCAATTGGACATGTAGGGACGCTCTTTGACTACTAAACCAGAGTAATGGTTTGAGGTTGCCATGATTTAAATGAGTTTAATTGTTGATTACAACTGCTTCGTCTAAGTTGAACTCTAGTTTAGATTCACCACCTCTGGCACCGGTACGTCCAGTGAAGTTGGTGTCGGCTGTTTTATCACTCAGTTTCTTATTTAGCAGAGACTTGGATAACCTTTCCTCTAAGGCATCCGTTGCATCACCCTCCGCATCTTTCTTCTTGAGGGTTTTGGGATCTGCTAAATGTAATTTGTTCTTGAGCACATTGGCTGTAAAGAGAAGGAAGTTCGGATCGCGGAGAGCTGCATTCAAATCCTGCGAGAAGGAGGACCCCTGGCCCTGCTCACTCTCAACAAACATGTAGGATTTGATTTCATCTTTCTCTTTCTTGGTCTTACCGATCTGGAATAATCCGAAGTCTTGTGATTTCTCTATGCCCTGCACCAGGGATGCGTTAATGGTATTTCTCGAATGTGTCTCTGCCTGTTTCTGCTTTTGCAACGTTGCTGATGCTGCCTGCTCACGGGCTTTGATCTGAGCTTTGAAAGGATCTGATATCAGCTTGGCTTCGTCAATCTCTCCCCCGGTCTTTTCAAGTAATGCCAGCTTCTTATCAATGTCCTTCTTACTCCATCCGATGGATTGGTAATATCGTGGTAGGATATCAAGGGCTGCAGCTGCAGCTACCTTTTCATCTTTATCTTCCAATGCTTCAAAGTCTATTTCCTGTGGAGCTTGCAACATGATGAAGTCACTCACTTTGCCGCCATGGGCAAGATGGTTGAGTAACTTCCTGCCTGCAATGGCTCCTTCAGGATTGTTCTTGAAAGCATCTTCTATAAACGCATTAATACCCTCATCAATATCGCGGTTGTTATTGAACTCTTTTGCTTTGAGATACGAGGCTTTAGTGCCATCGAATCCTTCGATAGGTTCCCACTCACCTGATTCCACCATCAAGTCATAGTGCACACTGAATGGAGAATCCGGATTAGGATTATCTACTTCCTCGGCATCGTCTTTCTTATCGTCTGCTTTTGCACCTGCAGGTTTTGCTTTGCCGTTGGTAGGAGGGTCTTTCTTAACGACCTCTTTTCCTGAAGCCTTTTGGAGTCCTTCGATAAGTTGTTCATCAGAGATTTCTATTTCAGTAGGTTTGTCAGTGGCAACGGCCTTGCGCTGAGCAGCGCCTGCCTTCTGTTGACCACCTTTGCCAGCACCGGCACCTTCTGCACCATCATCCAGATCATCATCGTCATCATCTTCATTACCCTTTTCTACTTCTACTTTACCACCATTTTTGAATGCTGCAATCTCATCGAAATTGGTGAGATCTATATTATCCAGGATATCAAAGGTGGGCTCTTTCTGATCTGTAGCTGCTGCTTTTGCCATAAGTGCTGATTGTTATCTTCTTGTAAATGTATAACTAACAGCATTATGTAAATTACCTGCAGTAAGGATAGTCGGACATATAAGGCTTAAGTAGATGTTTTACTTTTAGCCCTCGCCCTTACCTTCTCGATTTCAAGGTCGTTCTTCTGGTTCTTAAGGTCGATTTGATTCTTCTCCTTTTTGACTTTCAGATCCTTTTCCTTGATATCCAGCTCCCGGCTCTTGACAGTATGATCCAGATCCTGCTTGCGGCGCTCCCGTTGGTCCTTCCGCAAGTTCTCATACTGCTGTTCGAACATCTCGCTGTATTGCAAAGCATCGGGTATCTTATCAGAGTTAAGGTCTGCCTGGTTGTTCTTCTGATTAATGAAGGAACGTATCCATTCCTGACGCTCTTCGGATTCAAGCTGTGTGAAGTGCTTTTCCTTTTCCCAATCCCTGTCAAGTTGTTTCTCCTGCTGCTCCATCTGCGCGATCTCCTGCTCATGTTGCTGTTGCTGTTGGGCAGCTTCAGACTGCTTGCGGGTAATAGTACGAAGCATCTGCTTGATCTCATTCTCTGTGGTAGCCAGCATGATCTCAGCCATGTCCACAGGATTACCATTCTTACCGGCTGCACTCATGGCCATTTGCCTGGTTGCTTCGGTTCGTGCAACAGTAGCCGATCCGTGAACTACGTATAGACCAACCGATGCATTACGCATACGCTTGGCATCTACCTCGAGATACTTTATCTCCATATCATCATAGAGATTGCGCATGTAGACCGGATTGTTAGGAAGGATCTTCTTACTTATGTTCAGCGCATTGGTCAGTGTACGCTGTATAATCTGTGTATGTTTCCAGAAGTAATACTCTGTTTGATTCACTGAAGCTGCAGTGCTTTGACGAGCTCCCCTTGCAGTCTCTTCATTTGATGTATCACCAAGCCGCGGCTGTGAGAAGCCAGCGAAGGAATCCAAATTGAACTTGATCTTATCCAGCATGTTCATCTTGGCTACCATCTGCTCAGCAAAGCTCATGTCCTGTGCAGAGTAGTGAGAGAATGGCGTCTTCTTCTTGCCTTCACCTACCCATGCAATACCGAACTCCCGTAGCCAGTATAGCCACTTCTCCATAGAGAATCCATCAAGCTGCGGGATGTGGTCAGCTGACATGAACATCACTTTACCGATGGCCTTCTTAATGTCACGCTTCAATTCATAAGCAATGATATCATACATCTCAGCCCATGGTAACATAAGGTCTGCCAGTGAAACGATCTTACCATTGAATTCACTATAGCATGCTCCTTCAATAGGAAGAGGCGCCCAGTCCGGATCATTCAAATCAAATATCTGGTGAGGGTATGGTTCTACACACAGGTAGATATCTTCATCAATGATCGTTCCCTGGTACACTTGATTCAAGTATTGCCAGTTCACCCATTCCCCTTTGTCGGTATCCGGCTCATAGTTCTCATCTACCCAATCCTTCTTTTCCTCATCCATCTCATCATAGAAGTGCAGGATGCCTGCCTTACGGTAAGACTTCCAGTAAGCCTGAATGACCTCGATCAAACCCGATGTGGAAGGTCTTGGTGAACTGATACCGGTGACCATAAACTCCATGACCATTTCTTCCACTACATCAAAGTTGTAATCCCTGAACATGCCACCCTGGTTATCGACAAAGACGGATGTATCATAGCTGATGGATTTGATACCACTGATGCTATTGTAACCACCACCTTTACGATTCGGATATATCTTGTCTTCGATCTTACTGATATCATCCACTGTAAGTTTATCCCTGTACATGTCGATGATGGAAGAAGGAGTGAGGAACATCCGGTAGCCGGCATACTGACTTTCAGATACCCATTGCGTATGGGCCGACTTGTGCCAGAACACAGTGAACGGATTCAGGTTCTTAATGGATAGCCAGTTATTCATTACATGGATACCATAGAACTCCTTTCCGCATAATGTACCATGCCGGAAGCCTTCAATGAATTCATCGTCCAGGTTATTCTTCTTCCACAGGTTCTTCATCATCCTGTTAGCGGATTGCTCAATAACATCATTATAGTTTTTATCCACATACTGTTGAATCTGTGGTAAAGACATCTGCTGTGCCTGTTGCTGTAGCTGATCCCATGTCTGCTGATTGATCTGTATTCCCTGCTGCTGTGCACGCATGAGGGTTTTGCGAAGAGCCGTCTGCTGTATAGAACTACTTACTGAATCGAACAGCATCTCCTGTTTCTCCTTCATGTACTCGTTAGCACTGCTGGCTGATTCAGATAAACAATAGAAAGTAATTGGTCTGTTGATGCGTTCGCCCCATATCGTATTCAGTGGGCTGTTCATTACCGGGAAGTGTTGGATCGGATCGGTAGCTCCGTATACTGCTTCTTTCTTGTCGCCCAGGTTCAGTGGATCTGTTGCCCACATCTTATCAGTAGGTACATACTCCGGAGACATCATCTTGTACTTCTGCAGGTCTCTCATCTTCTCCCTGCTCTGCAGCTTGGCCTCATTGCGGAAGAAGTCCATGCAGCCATGCTTCCATTCATCTGTTTCCTTCTCAGCGATATCTACAGTTTGACAGGGTAATCCACGATCATTGTATCCACGAGTACCATGTGAAGTCATAGCCAGTTCCAGGGAAGATGCCATAGTTTGAAGTTATAGAGTAAAACTAAGAAGAATGGAGTAGGCTAATTCAAATCTATACACAAATCTAATGAAAGAAGTTATATTACCAAACTCCCTTATAACGCTACTGATTATAAGGGTCTCCTTTAAACCTCATTTTCCCTCTCAAAGTGCTGCTTGCAGAGCGATTAGTATTACTGAGGAATTTAGATACGCTATCCTGAACCATGTTCGCACCGGCTACTTGTTGGAAGGTTTCATCCTCATAAAGCATCGTCCATCCAAAAGCTCTCACCCTATCAAAGTTCTTATTGCGGTCGTGTACATAATCCTTAAGCTCATACAATAAACCCAATGAGAGGATTCTACTAACCCCATACCGTCTGCCGGTCACATTACCAAGATCATCATAGTAGAAGCCCAGGTCTTCATTGATATACCGGGCTATCTTATTCTCAGCTGCAATGATGAGCTGCTCTGCAGCATGGATACCTTTCTGCCGCTTGCTCTTACTGTTTGGAATGATCTGCCGTATGATATCAGGTTGATCAGCCAGCAGATGCTCATAGTTGTTATTGAAGAACCAAGGGGTTGCTTCCTGATCTTCATTCTCTAGCATCAGTACTGCATTGTAATACTTTGCCAGCATTGCACAGTTCATATAGAAATCATACTTACTCTTTGGCCGCTGTGTGCATTCAGCAACTACCAGCCGATGCGTTCCTTCCTTTGCAAGATGGCTGACCTTCTTATAAATGAAGCAGCTTCCAAGTGATTCGGAATAGTATGAGTCCTCTTGGTTATAGGAGTCAATGCCACCAATGTAAAGATCCGGTGGCGGGTCTGCATCCGGGAACTCGAATATCTCGATGCATCCTTCCTTATCCATATCACCTTCGAGTGGGAACTTGCGTATAGGTGACTTGATCTTCTCATCAACGAACAGTTCTTTGATGCCTCGTTTATTGATATCCTCATACAGTTCAATAGCCTGGCCAAAAGCATTCTGGCTCTCGAGATATGCGATCTGCTGAGCAATGAGCTTTTGATTGAAACGCTTGCGACCTCTGACCGCGAACATCTCACTTGGTGTATTTGGATATTGAGACAAATCAAGCAGGTACTTCTCATGATCTTTCTTCTCCAGCTCCTTCAAGCTCTTGTCTCTGGCAATGATTGCATTCGCCTGCATCGGGTTACCATCCTCATCTATGTGTGGCTTCCTGCAGGAGTAGTTAGGAATGAAAAGCCCACTCTCTTTGTAGTGGGATTCAGGCTCCCACTTGTTAGGGAACGAATACGCATTATAGGCTCTTGGTGCATAGTGCAGTTTCTTCAATCCTTCATACTGACCATCTTTACCTGCAGCTCCATATACGAGAACTGTTCCAGTAGTAAAGTCACCATCCTTACATGCCGGCGTTATAAAGCCAAGTGATGTGAGCAAGTATGGATGGAGACCCGCTTCTTCTACTACGAACAGATCGCATGGACCACCTACACCTTTCTCAGGATTGTCTTTCCAGGTGATGATCCGTAACTCGGATAAATACCCTGCCGGTATCTTGTCTCCATCAATGAGATCCCAATACCCAACCTGGTAGTATTCGTAAGCCTCTTTCTTAATGAACCGCTTACCAAAGTCTGTATATCGGTAAGCATGGTAGAAGTAAGAGAGGAACATATTAGTTGTCTTCTCTGTATCATCTGATAAGTATGAACCAAGATAATTCTGACTGAATGGAACAAAGCACATATTGTACAGGATAGGTACGCATCCCTTGAAGGACGCACCGCATTGCCTGGTCTTGGCGATCTCAAGTACCACTGGCCGAAACGGATCCGGATCAGGTCTTAGCCCCATAGCAACTGAGATATGTTCGAAGTAGTCAGCATCCATCGACCAGAAATCAGGCATGAACAAACCCTTCTTCTGCTTGTGCTTTATAGGACAATAGTTGAGA